AGTGGGACCCGGATGCGCCTCTGGACGCTTGGTATGTGTGCGAGCACAACGGCTGCGTAATCCGCCAGTTCGAGCTGCAGAACACGCAAGATCAGGCGCGCTGGATATGCGAGAAAACAGGCATTTGGACCCGAGACGGTTACGACTTCTTTGAAGGTAATGACCTGATCCCCACGCCGGAGTCAGTCACATGGCATATCTGGACCGCTTACAGCCCGTTCACTACCTGGGGCCGTATCGTTCTGGACTTTCTCAAGGCCAAGTCTGACCCCAACAAGCTCAAGACCTTCGTGAACACCACGTTGGGCGAGACATGGGAAGACGACCAAGGCGAGAAGGTGGACTGGGAGCAGCTGCACGCCCGCCGGGAAATATGGCAGGGCGCCGTGCCACAAGCAGCCTGCGCGCTCTTTGGTGGAATTGATACCCAGGACGACCGTTACGAGGGCAGAGTTTGGGCAGTTGGCCCCGGCGAAGAGTTCTGGCTGATTGATCGCTGGATACTGCACGGCGACCCGGCCAGCGAGGAGCTGCGCCGCAAGGTTGGTCTGCAGCTGCACCGCCTCTACGACCGCGCTGATGGCTTGCCGATGAAGGTAGAGCGCTGGTGCTGGGACTCCGGCGGGCATTACACCGATGAGGTTTATCAGGAAAGCCGCAAGCACGGCGTCACCTGGGTAATCCCAATCAAGGGTGCCAGTGCCTACGGCAAGCCGATTGCGAGCTTCCCGCGAACACGCAGCAAGGCGAAGGTGTACCTGACAGAGGTGGGCACCGATAACGCCAAAGAGCTGATCTACAACCGCTTAAAGATTCAACCGCAGCCGGGTGCCAACGTTCCGGGCTGTGTGCACCTGCCTGCAAACGACGATATTTGCGACGAATCGGAACTCAAGCAGCTCACCGCCGAGGTGAAGGTGCTGAAGATCGCCGGCGGCCGGCGGGTTTACCGGTGGGACGCCAAGGGGCGCCGCAACGAGGCGCTGGACTGCCTTGTTTACGCGCTCGCCGCGCTGCGCATCAGTCAGCAGCGCTTCGGCCTGGATCTGGATTTACACGTTATCGAGCCCGCCATGGCGCAGGGCGAGACAGAAGAGCGCCCGCGCGCTCGGTCAACCTATTGGAGCAGACCTTAATGGCCTACACACAGCAGCAGTACCAAGAGTTGCAAGCGGCCATTGCCGAAGGTGCGCTGTCTGTACGTCATGGCGACCGGACGACCACCTACCGTTCGCTGGATGAAATGCAGCGCATCTTACGCACGATGGCTGCAGAGCTAGGTATCGGCGCTGGAGCCGTCAATGGCTGCGGCTCCGGTCGCCGCTTCGCCTCTTTCTCGAAGGGTTACTGATATGCCATTGATCAGCGACCTCTTCCCCGGCTGGGCGGCCAAGCGAGCCGAAAGCCGGCTCAAGAAAATGCGAACTGACGTGGCCATGGATGCGTTGTCGCGCCGCTTTGAAGGCGCGGCAGGCGGCCGCCGAAACGCTGGATGGCGCGCTGCCGGCACAGATGCTAATGCAGAGAACGGTCCGGCCTTGGCCATGCTGCGTGCTCGCGCCAGAGACCTTCGCCGCAACAACCCCTACGCCGAGCGCGCTATCAGCGGTATTGCCGACAACGTGGTGGGCGCCGGGATCGTGCCGCGCCCCATCGCATCGAGCAAGGCCGACATCAAGCGGCTGGCCGATAACTGGGCCGCGTGGGCCGAAACCGCGCAGTGTGATGTGGATGGCATGGAGAACTTCTACGGCCTGCAGCACAAGGTCATCGAAGCGGTGGCCGAAAGCGGCGAGTGCCTGATTCGTCGTCGTCGCCGCAAAGTGTCTGACGGGCTGGCTGTACCGCTGCAGCTGCAGCTGCTCGAAGCTGATTTTCTGGACGAGAACAAAAGCGGCAATAACGGTGCCAACCTGATTATTCAGGGCATCGAGTTCAGCCCCATCGGCAAGCGTGTTGCTTACTGGTTGTTCGACGAACACCCGGGCGCCAATGTCGTTATGCGTTCGATCAGCTCTCGCCGGATACCTGCAGAAGACGTGATCCACGTGTTCCTACCCAAGCGCGCCGGCCAGTCCCGCGGCTACAGTTGGCTTGCGCCGGTAATGCAGCGGCTGCGCAACTTCGACGAAATGGAAGACGCAGTAATGGAGCAGGCCAAGATTGCCGCCTGCTTCGCTGCGTTTATCACCAAGGACGACACGACGAGCGCAACCAAGGCGCCGCCACTGGTGGACCGCGTAGAGCCTGGCTTGCTGCAGGAGCTTGGCGTTGGCGAAGACGTGACCTTTGCTGCGCCGCCGACCTTCAACGGCTATGAGCCTTACGCCTGGCAGGCGCTGCACGCCATTGCCGTTGGCTTGGGCATTCCCTATGAGCTGATGACCGGAGACTTGAAGGGCGTCAACTTCTCATCCGGCCGCATGGGCTGGTTGCACTTCGCCCGCCGGGTGGACGTGTGGCAGTGGCGAATGATGATCCCGCAGATGTGCGAGACGGTTTGGCAGTGGTTCTCTGAAGCTCAGGCATTGCGCCCTAACGGGCGAATCATCGAGTCACGCGCTGAATGGGTGCCGCCACGCCGTGAAATGGTCGACCCCAAGAGCGAGATTGCCACCGTAAAAGAGAAACTGCGCAACGGCTTGATCACATGGCCAGACGCGCTGCGTGAACTCGGCATTACCGATCCAGCCGCTCACGCCAAAGAGATTTCCGAGTCCAACAAGATGCTTGATGCATTGGCCATCGTGCTCGACTGCGACCCCCGCCACCTTTCCGGTGCTGGGCAGTTCCAGGCAGACCCCATTGAACCCAAAGAGGAATCAACCGATGACAGCGACCAATAAGACGCTGGAAACGCCGATGCTCAGTATTCGCGCCGCGGTGCGTCCTGAATCGCTGAATATCGATGACCGCACTGTCGAGATCACCTGGACCACCGGCGCCAAAGGCCGGCGCTTTGCCTGGGACGTTGGCACCTACAACGAAGAGCTGGACGTAAGTGATACCGCCGTTCGGCTCGAGCGATTGAACAACGGCGCCCCGTTCCTCAATGCCCACGCCAAATGGGAGCTGCGCGACGTGATCGGCGTGGTTGAAAAGGCGTGGCTCGAAGGCGGCGAGGGCCGGGCGCGCATCCGCTTCAGTCAGCGTGACGAAGTGGATGACATTTTCAAGGACGTCAAGGACGGCATTCTGCGCAATATCAGCGTCGGCTATGTGGTGCACCGCTACGACATCATCGAAGAAGCCGACGACAAGATCCCCACCTATCGCGCCGTGGACTGGGAGCCAATGGAGCTTTCCCTTGTCCCTATCGGCTTCGATGACGGCGGCAAGGTTCGCGCCGCCAAAACCGCCGAAGAGTACCAAGGCACCAAATACCCAACCGTTTTTGAAGTTCGTCAGGCTGAGCCTGTCGTTGACCAGGCCGTCGCGGCCACCACCAAAGAGGAAGCACCCATGACCGACGAAGAACGCGCGGCCGACGAGCAAGCTCAGGCCCAAATCCGCAAGCAAGCGGCTGAAGAAGAGCGCACCCGCTCTACCACCATTCGCAGCATGGCCAAGAAGGTTGGCCTGGGCGATGACGTTGCAGACGACTTTGTCGCCCGCGGCGTCAGCGTGGCAGATGCCAGTGCGCAGATGATCGACAAGCTGGCCGAGCGCCAGAGCGCCAATCAACCCGAAACCCGCAACAGCCAGCCGACTGTCACCAGCTCGGTTGATCAAAGCGTGGTGCTGGCCAAGCGTAACGCCATGCAGAATGCGCTGATGAATCGCTGCGACCCCAGCGTCAAGCTGGAAGAGCCCGCCCGCGAGTTCCGCGGCTCCCGCCTGATTGATATGGCGCGCGAGTTTGTGGAAATGGCCGGCGGCAACACTCGCGGCATGACGCCGCAGGAAATCGCCCGCGCCGCACTGGGCTGTGACCGCAGCGCCATGCGCGCAGCCGGTATGCACAGCACCAGCGATTTCCCCATCCTACTGGGCTCTACCGTTAACCGCTCACTGCGCGCGGCATACGATCTGGCCCCGCAAACTTGGCGCCCGCTGGG